ATCTGTAGTACCCATTCGCTTCCACGGTGGGTGCTGTCGGGGTGGTCGTGCCCCCTGCTGCCGTGTAGCCTGCCTGGTCGTCATCGTAGGTGAGGTATTGAGTAGGGGTGGTCTCTTTCTGTTCCTCGGGTGGCTGGAGGGGTGCATTGTACTCGGATTCTGCCGTGGTGGAGGTGACTGAGTATTCGTCCATCCCCTCCATTTTTATCTTCTGATACCCGTAAGCATCTTCCTGGACTTCGACTACACGGACTTTGGTATTAATGCTCATCACCGATTCTTCTAAGGTGTGATATGCCCCTACGGAAACCCCCTCGGTCTCAGCCTCATAGATAAAATCTGTGTATCTGATATAATCTGCGAGCCCGTTTGCTAATCGGTCAGCATCGGTCTTGTTATCAATGTATTCAGCCTCAATATCTTTGATCTTGTCACTATCAGCAACCACATATTGGATGACGTCATTGATCCTGTTTTTGTCTTTTAGAACAGCATCACCCCGGATGTCGAATTTTGTAATTGTGCCCCCGGAAGAAGAATAAAACTTCACCAACGCACGCTTGAAAGATGGCGTGAAAGTATTCTGAGTAACGTCATCCTCATGAGACCAGTCGAGTGTGGCGTTATTGACTGTGATAATTTCGTACTCTTCCACCCGGTATTTGGAGTAGACGTCACCGTCCTCAACTCCCTCCGGGTACCAGTCATCGGCTGCAATCTCAATATTACATTTATTATCACTATCACCACCGCTGGTATCTGAGAAGACAATAATGTCATTCTTCGTTACATGCGGATAGTACCGTACCCTGACTGCCTCGGCTCTGTGCTCCTTCCGAGTATAGGATAGACGTGTATACAGATCGTCATTATTCAATGTCGTTGTGCTCAGCGATGTCGGGAACAGATCATACACATGTGCCACACCTGAAGCATCGAAATAATAGACATACCCGTATTCATAGAGTAATTTCTGAATCTCCTTATCGTAGGTTTTTTTCTCCATCCGCTCGACGACGAAATAATCTATGGTTTTGTCTATCTCTGCGAAATCGACTTCGGAAGCGGAGAATCCGGCCTTGTAAAATAGCTGGTGGAGAAGTGAAGTCGATTCGCTAGTAGGATCGCTTAATGTATATCCCGCATACTCAAAGCTCTCGTCTATTTTTTTCTGTAGGAGAATACCCTTATCGGTGATCTCGCAGGTAAACCCTTTGAGTCTGGACTCTACAACATTTTTATAGGTCGGCCTGACAATGCCCTTAAAAAACGCTGCCCCGTCCTTTGTAATCGTGACCGGAATGTCCGCATCGGTAGTATTGAATTTATTTGCAGTTGTCTCATCAATGATTGTGATTTCACAGGTATCGATGGTCGGTTTGAGATCGCGATGGATTTTCTGTGTGCGCTTAAAATCTTTGAGACAATGCGCAGAAATATCTTCGTTGCCTGCACCGAAATCAGCCTGAATTACAAAGCTCATACCTGTAAGACCTCCAGAGATTCAAGCTCGTCTCGGATAAGCTGGACAAACTCTCTCAATCCCCCGGCACCGTTGAAATTATTACCCTCGACGTACACGTTGATCTTTATAGGGCGTGCTCTCTGGTAGGTGGCTCTTGTTCCGTCTGAACCAGCATCTCCTGGAAGCGTCCCCATTCCAGGCAAATTCCCAGTATCTATCTGGCCCGGGAACATTCCTGAAAAATCCCATTGTCCCATCTCAAATTGTGATTTATCACCGAGATTGATTTTCTCTATTCCAGCCCCGCCTATATTTGGCTTTCCTAGTTTCGATATATTTATTCCCGGTATTTTGTTCACAAGTTTGATTATTGCATTTATTGCATTCACAAGCCCCTTTGCTACAGTGTTCATCGCATCAAGAATCGCATTACCCACAGGCCTTATTATTTTGTTATGCAACCATGCGATTACCTCTGCAAAAGAATAGAGTACAGGAGCTATCAGCATATTGTATAAGGTCGTAAGTGCATTCCCCAGGTGTTCAAATACTGTGAAAATAGCTATCCCTATAGGAGCAATTATTTTGTTATACAACCATTGCATGACTGTCCCAAAAACCTTAAGCACTGGCAGAAGTGTCTTTATAATCACTTGAGCAGGGAATGATATCACCTGTGCAAGTATTTTTAGCCATGTGACAACAATAGCTATCACAGGGTATAAGGCTTTTAAGATTGGCGCTATCATACTAGCTAGCATTTTTGCTATCTGGTCCAAAAAGGTCGTCAACGGGACGAGGATGCCATTAATTAATGGGTTGAGGAGTGTAGTCAATGATGAAAGAATTCTTTTGAATCCGGCTACTAACAGCCCCATGATAGGACCTATCTGCGCCATTGATTGTGCGAGCGTGCCTGCAAACCCCTCAAGCTTCCCGGCAGCATCTTTTAGCGCGCCGATAAATGGCGACATCGCCCCTGTGACATCGGTGGGGGATGAGGCGGGAGATGGTGGCGGCTCACTCTCAAACCCTTTCGGTCTGCGTCCGGTGTCTCCCCGATCCCTTCGTGGTCTACCCTGTTCAAAGACCATTGCAGCTTCACCAGATAGCTCGAACAGTTTCGTTAATTTGGTTTTTGCCTCTTCTGTTTTTTCTCCAGCCTCTTTTAACAATTCAATTAAATGCACAATTGTCGGCCAGCCTGTTGGTTTTTGTACTCCTAAATCAAACATTTTCTGCAATGCATCTTGAAGAATATCTGCTTTCTTTGCTCCAACATCAATGACCTCATTCCAGTCTTCATGTTTTTCGTTTAATGGCTGAAGCTTTCCTAAAGTCTCTGCATATATTTTTAATACCTTGTCTGTCAATGTGACCTGTTCTTCTGTGTCGTCATTTATCCCCTCAATTTTACCTTGTATGTTGCCAAGAGACGAACCCTGCTTATTATTACTTTCGAGCCATTCTCTGTATAATTCTCTTTGTTTCTCCAGCTTTTCTATTTGGTTTTCTAACTGCTCTGTGTTTGTCGCATATCCACTTTTTATTGTGGCTTGATAACCGGCAATTTTGTTTGTTATCTCCGTAATCTTCTGTTCTATAATTGCCTTTCTACCAGCTTCGCTCACGTTTTTTGTAGGGTCTTCAAGATTGTCTAACGCTTTCTTTAATGTCCTGCTTTTGCTTATCGCATCCGTCATTTTCTGAATGACATTTGTAAGCCCCTCGACAAACGGTCTTATCGCATCGACTAATGTTTTACCAAATTGCTCTTTCAAGTCTCCCATCGCATTGCGATACTGTTTCAGCGCTCCAACACCTGTGTCTGCAAGGGACTCCGCCATGCCGTCAAACTGTTTTTGTACAACATCAATGGCCTCTCCAGCTTCAAGCTCTTCTTTCGTCAGGTTGCGTATCTGTGGAATGATCTCTCCGAGCTCTCCTGATAATCCAGATTTAGTCCGCACCAGGTTTTTCACAGCACTATCAAGTGTTACCATTCCAGAGGATGCGAGATTTACGGCTGCTGTGGTAAGCTCTTTTATCTCGTTTTTCGTATATCCGAGGGAAGCGAGAAATGATTGCTGTTGTATGATGGCCTCATCACCAAATGTCGTCACCTCCTGTAGTGCGCTTGCATGAGCCTGGAGCTCGGCGCTTACACTTTCAACTTCCGCGCCGCTTGCCTGCAATGCCGAGGTCAGCCGCGTGACTGCTTCTTCCTGTTTGCTATAGGCTTTCACACTATCAGAGATCGTCTTTGTTAGTGCTGCCAATCCTGCCGTTACACTTGCAATCGGGACAAGGGCAGAAGCAAAAGACTTTCCCAGACCAGCGGCAGACTTTTTGAGCCCACCTACATTTTTCTGTGCCGATTGAGTTGCTTTTTTTGTCTGGTCTTTCGCAGTTATGCGATATCTTACCTCAGCCATGTTTACTCTTTTTTTGCTCCTTGTGGATTTGCTTTATAAAAAGCGTTTGCAACAGCTCAAATACCTGCATGGTCTTATACGGCTGCTCCATGATTCCTCCCGAATACGGCAGGTGCTCTATAGTTGCATTCTCGTGATTGACACACATGAGGAACACTCTAATTATGATCCCCCATTTCAATGCATACGGTTCGAGCTCTTTTGTAATCCGGCCTCCTGAGAATAGGATCGTTGCTACTTGTCTGAGTTCCCAGGAATCCGTTTGGCTAAAGGGAGCGACTCCTGCCACTTCTGTGTGACGTAGCCAAACAGGGCAGAAGATTCAAGCAGGAAGTCAAACACTTCCTTTTTCTTCGCCTTCTGCCCTTCATCATTCTCAAAATTGTGGTCGACAATACAATTCGGGAAAACTTCTTTCAACGCTTTCAGTGATTCTGCCTCATCCTGGCTATTGAATTTCACCGTCTCGTCTGTGGACGGCTCCCTCATGGTGATCCATACCGCTTCCTCTTCGTCATCGAAGAAATGGCCAATATAGATCGTAGTCTTGAATATTCCTTTTTCTCTCGCGCTAGATAATTTCAATTGCTACTCCTTAACTGAGATAATCGTTGCCTTGTGCATCGACAAGGGTGACTGTAATTGCCTCATTGCTCGCATTTTCTGAGGCTGAGACCGAGAGTGTCTGCCGGATCCGCTCCGGTCCGCCGACATTAGGACTCGCATCAGTGATGTAACACAACGGCATCTCGATGATGAGCTGGTATGGGATGTCGGTGTCGGCTTCCTCGGTCGACTCAAACTTGAGCCAGAGGTCAATCGTCGTCCCAGCCTTGAAATCGTTGGTCCGTACCGTGTTGGTCGTTGAATCATAGAGGACCTCAATCTCTGCTGTGATCTCCCTTTTCTGCGGTTCAATCTCCGCCATGTATCCATCCGTACCCATGGTATAGAGACCGTCCTCGAGGTTATTGTTGTAAGTGAGATTGATATCCGTCACCTGCGAGGTCCAGGCCGTATCATCGACTTTTACTTCACCGTCGACAAACTGGAACGCCCTGAGAGAAGATGGTGTAAGGCTTTCAAGCGATCCGGCCTCCTCATCATAGGCCACTCCCGAGATTGTACCGCGGAGGTAATCATTGACGGCAGCTTCCAGTGTCAATTGTCCGATCTTGTAGCTGGTATACTGTGCTACCGCTACTTTCCGGTCGACGACAACGGTAAGATGTGGCAACGATCCGCTGGTCCCACCGGCTACCGGTGAGAATTGATGAGAATAAGCGGCGGATGAATCGATCTGACTGTAGTCTCCCTCGGCCCCTAATGCAGCCGCGAGCAATAGCCCTATCTCATCCGGCTTGCAGAGGAAAGAGATATCCCCCTCCCCTTTCTTCCCGGAAACATCCATCCGGGAGGTGGTTTTTCGTCCGACCAATGCGTCCTCTGAAATATAATTCGGGACGTATTTTAGGCTTTCGGACGTGAAGGACAATTCGAGCGTCGGGGTAACTCCAGTCCCCCATGTACTCTCTAATCCGATTTGGCAATGGCTGTCTTGCCCTGATATAATACCCATGTTAGGCCTCCTATCTTTCTACGTCCAATACAAAGGACGCTGTGAATACTATTATTGTCTGCTGTGTCGCTTCGGTAGAAGAAAACCAGTAATCGGTCGTCATGTCTTCCCGTATCCCGTCCACAGCATTGTCACATGTAGTGTCTGCGAGGATGCATTGACGCATCGCCTCGGCGTATCGTATCGCTTTAATTACAAGTTCCGATTCCTTTCCCCCGGAGACGACCATAAAGAATGAGAGCTGTAAGGTGATCTCCTGTGAGCCCATTGAGAGGATGACCTCACTCACATTGACCGGATAGATATACATCACCGGTGACACCGAGATGTTATTAGGGTTCCCCTCGGCAAGTTTAATCTCTTTGAAATCCGTGAGGGTAATCCCGTCTCCTTTTTCTGCCTCGAGCCCGTCAAGATAAGTATTGATATTGCTATCTACGTAATCCTTAACCCCGTACAGTGCATCCTCTATATGGCTCGTCATTTCCATCTCCTTTGTAACTCTCGTTTTAATACCACGTCAGCAACCCGTTTTGCTTTCGCTGTTTTCACGACCTCATCAATTGCCGGTTTCAGAAATGGCCGTTTCGGTATCGTCACCTGTCGTGTCTTTACCCAGGAGCCATCCCGAGTTTTAAAATGCAGATACTCACTGTTTCTCGCAGTGATCGTACCACCGTTCTCGTGGATGGCTGCGTACACCATCGGGTTGCCGAGGATCGCATAATCCCCGGTTATCTTTGCGTACAATGCCGACGATAAATCTCCTGACCGGCTGTGCAATCTCTGCGTATTCCCTGGAGCTGCATCAAGATATTCATTCTCAGATATCTTTATGATCTCATCCGACCAGGCTCCCAATAATTTTTTGACAATATGCGGCATGTCCTTCTGAATCCGTTTCAGTGACAGTGTTACTCCATTATCTTCAAACTCAATATCATACATATCGCCTGTAATCCTCTAAGATGAGTCTCGCTGATGCCGGCATCGCTTTCTCAATTTCATAAGTTGCCGATCCGTTTTGAAAACTCACCGTGGTAAGCCCATGCAAGCTTCCCTTCTCCCGTTTCCACAGCATCGATGCCACCTGTAAACATGCGTCTTTTAGATCGTGCGGGACCGTCGAGTACCCACCGTTATAGACCACCTTCACTGTCTGTGCTCCGGCACTGAAAAATGTATTGAGTACGACTATCAATCCCTCATCGTCGTAGATAAGAATATTGTCTGCATCAACCTTATTGCCAGCGCTGTAATCTCGCGGCACATCGGTCGAGACATACACCTCTATCTCTGAGGAAGAAGAATTGATCGGATAATTGTCTACATATAATTTATTCGTCCCGTCACCATCGTAATATTCTGTCAGGTCTCGTGCGAGCAATTTCCGCCCAGTGAACGAATTGACAAACCAGGATACGGCATCGACCACTCTGGAGAGCTCATCATCTTTAGAGGTATCTGGGTAATTTAAAAAACTCTTGAGCTCAGCGAGTGTAAATAATTGATTGTCAGTATCTATCGTATATGCCATAGTCCTACCTCAGATATTTTATTTTCCCGTGTGTCAACGTGTTGTAATTACAATTTTCACACAGCCCGTCGAATATTCCTTTATTGTGTTTCGCAAGCATTTCTCTCCGTTCTTTTGACCAGAGAATGGCTTCAATATCATCTTCAAACACATTCCCGAAATTCGTTACTCGTTTGAAATCATGCGCACATGCCACGACTTGCCCGGTCGGCATGATAGATATATTTTTACTCAGATAATCACATGGGATACGCTGGTCTGTTTTGTACTCTTCTAGTGTGTGGTCCTCTTCATGTTGATTGTCGTATTTATAGCTCACTCGTATACGCCCTGGGAAATCATCCCACAGATCAAGCAGGTCTTTCTCGCTTTCCGCATTACCGTCCCAGATAAGACAATGCATCTCAACACTAGGGACTTTGCGCATCATAGGATACGCTTCTCTTATCCGCTTCACCGTCTCGTCAAAATCTACCCCGGTGGTATATTCGTACGCCTCCTTGTTCCCCCCGTTGAAGCTGATAATGAGAGATGAGATGGTCGGAACGTAGTCCATCAATCCAGCATTCGTTGTCATGATTACCGGCTTCCTCATGTGTCTCTCTACATACGTTAAATACTTTACATGATCTGGAATGTTGTAGAGGTCTCCCGTGTTGTTAAGCAGTATCCGGTCAACTTTATTCGAGTCATTCAGAATCTTAATCAACTGTTGGAAACGTCCAAAACTCATGGTATCGCTCGGCAGTTTCCATACCGGACACGTCTTGCACTTGGCATTACACTTTGTCGTTACGCTGACTTTTGCGTCTCCCATTTCTCCTCCGTATATTTTTGTATGATCCGTATCAGACTTTGTGCTGAGATGTCCCAGGTAAAACCTTTCCTCATGTGCTCTGCTGCCTTCCGGCCTTTTGCAAGTGCCCGGTTATAATTGCTGTATATCTGATACATCCTCCGCACAATGCTCTCAATATCCGGTGTGGCTGCTGTAGACTCAAATAATGTCGAGCCGTCCTGTGGGTTGACTGTGTTTGCCTTCCCCATTGTCCATTTGATCGGGTATCCGATCTTCTCACTCATAAAATCCCTCGGCCCTGAGAATGGAGTGTAGACACACGGCAATCCGGTAGCCGCCGCCTCTGCTAAAGTAAGCCCGAAACCCTCACCCCGAGTGGGCAGAATAAAGGCATGTGCAAAATGGTATATCTGCTGCAAACTGCCCGGTGGATTCTGCATAGGCCCGTCTACCACTTCCGGCATCTTTCGGGTATCCACAATCGCATTACCACCACATCGCACAATTCTCTCCTGTGGCATCTGGACCTTTTTATCCGCCACCCAGTCAAGCTTTCCGTCAACCTCTTGCTGTACCACGCTCGCATTAAAATAATTATCCCCATTCTGTGTGGTCTTCATAATGAGCATTGTCTTGTTTCTAAGCTCAGGATACATCCGGTTCCACACCTCCCATGCTCCCATCATGTACTCTGTCCCTTTCCGCGGATTCGACGCCCCAAACCACAGGAAGGTAAACGGTCTGTTCTGTGGAAACTCTCGCTCGGTGTAGGTGTAGATATCTGTATCCACACCTTCCCAGCACACCTCTATAGGTCGGTCGGTGTACTTCTGAAACACTGTTTTATTGTGCTTGCATGGAACCACGATTACATCTGCCTTATCGAGACATTCCACGTAATCAGGCGGCAAATCGTTCATCTCATACATCGTGTACAGAAAATTGAGCTTCCCTTCAGTTGGCTGGAATGTCGCAGGTGTCGTAAGATGCACCGCCACATCAGCATCCCGGTCAATCTCTATCCCCTGTCTCTCGATCGCCTCGAGGAGCTTCTTCTGATGATTGCTGTACCCGTAGGCTATCCCGATCCCTTCCCACAGATTCGCCCAGTGTATTTTCATCTTCCTCCCTCAATAAAAAAGGCGGAGCTTTGTGCCCCGCCTTCAAAATGACGTGTTTTAAAAACCGTCTCATTAGCTAGCCGTTACGATCCGTGCGTAGTTGTTCGGCAGTCCGTGAGCGTATGCCCACCGAGTGAAGATATAAAAGTTGGTCTGGTAGGACTTGCCGAGTGTATACGGATCGACGATCATTTCGATATTTCCAAGACGTTCACCGATCATGAACCCTCGCAGGTTCCCGAATACAATGAACCCGGTATCCGCCGCGCTCGAAGATGGCGCCTTCTCCGGCAGTCTCAGAGGATACCCGTATACCTGGTGCGGATTCTCCCTGGTCGTTGACGGTATAAACAGCGGTCTGTCGTCTCCGTCTTTGAGACCGTAGAGGTAGGTCCACGCTGGCGATCTGTGGCAGTAAAACTTTGCTCCCGCCAGCCGGGAGGTCGGAATCTTAGAGATTACCTCTCTAATATCGCTTTCGAGCAGCTCAGAGAAAGCACTTGATCCGCTACCGAAAACTACAGAATACCCTGCGCTCAGGAATACACCGGAGACCGGATCGCCGGATCCGATGAAAGTAGCAGAGTCGATCTTCTGGCCGACCGCTTCATTAAACTGGCTCATAAGAATAGCCACAATCCCGCCAGGGATCGACTGGTCATTCAAAAGCTCATTCGATGCGGTGGCGTAGGCGTCGTGCCGTTTCGCAGTAAGGGTGACCTGCTCAAACGTCGGGTTGGATGCCGTAGCATCGTTTTCCTCATCGGTTATGGTCACGCTGACGGTAGAATTCTCTCGCGGGTAGTAAGCGACATCGGATGCCATCGGTACAACCCGTGCATCCTGGAGGGCCACCGATTCCTCACGGATATAGGAAAGCACCTCGTTGCGATATTCCGGGAATACCAGATAACCGCCTTCGCTGTCGGTGTCTTCCTGCATAGATGCTTTGATATTTGCCACCCTTTGCGGTCCACCTGCCATTGCCTTCTCGATCATGTCAATCCACATAGTCGCCATTTTCTCGGCAATGTCTGGACGTTCGATAAACCGCTTACGGACATTCTCGTTCAAGCCTGCATATCCCTGCAAGGAAGCTACTTCCGCTTTTAGCTTGTAGCCCTTGTATTCGTCAGACTCTTTGACCTCAACACGCTGCGCGCCTGTCTGTTTGGCAGTTTCAGTCTGGGTCTGTGCGGCTTTCCGTTCGGCAGATTCTTTCTCGGCCTGTTTGGCTTCAAACTCCGCCTTTGCCTCTTCCTTGCCGATCTCTCGTTCAAGGTCGAGTATTTCCGAGGTAAGCTCTTTCTGTTTCGCTTCATCCTCGGTCACTTCGAGCAGGGCCTTTTTGTCCTCTACTCGATCTTTCAAAAGTTGTATAGGTTCCATGATTATCTCCTTGTTTAGAATCTCAGCCTGCCTTTGCCTCCGCCTTTTTGCTCCGCCCGTAGGCTCATGCTCAGGTTCCTGGCTAGATTCGACCTATGAGATTCATGTTTCATTATTGATTTGACTGCAACAGCAGCCTCTTGTTTCCCATCTTCTTCCAGTCGTCTTAATATCTGTGCGTATCCGTTCGCAGGGATGCCGACCACAGAGAGCTCAAGGAGCTCCACCTCGGTGTACACTCGTTCGTTGTTTTCCCCCCAATCCCAGGACTTCGGGATAAATCCAACCGATACGCCGTTGAGGATCCCCTCATCGACCAGCGTTTTGACCATCTGCGCAAACGGCAATTCAGAGAATTTCCAAGACAGATACAGACCGTTCTCCTCATCAACATGCCCGGAAACTGCTTTCCCGATAGGAAGTGTTCCCTCGTTTGGACTTCCGAAGGTGGCCCATGCATGGTCGTAGTAGATCACTGGGTTGGTTTTGAGATAGCTGTCTAGGTTTTTAAACGCTTTCGGAAGAATTACCTCTCCGTCACGGTCTACGTCTTTCGTAGATGCCAATGCCGAATAGATACCCTCTTTGTCTTTCCCTTTGATCACCGCTTTCAAGTGCCTAGTATCGGTGTCCTGTTCCCACTGTGATACACATACTGCATGTCTCTGGTCTTCTCGCGGGTATTCCTCATTCATTGTCTCATCCTCCATACATCGCTGGATAAAATCCTCTTTGCTCTCGTCATTCCTCGGTTCCGGTAACGGCATTATCTGCCTCCTAATTCTCTAAACTCTTCAGGGTCATGTATCGCTACGGCTTTGCATCGGCAATTGATCACTTCATCTGCCGGGCCTGCCGGATCATGTGGCCGTTTCAACCCGTTGCCAAACGTCTGTCCAAACCTAGTCACGGTCCCGTCCATCCACTGGTGTGAATCTCTTACGTTGCTGTCCCTCGAGGATATCCACATCAATCCTACCGGCTCCGTCTGTGACATTGCTTCCCACCGGCCGTCTGAATAGGCACCGTGCGTTTCGGTGCGTGCGATCGTTTTTGCTCGATTTCTGGATATTTTCATCTGCTCTTTGACAGTATCGAGTACTTTCTGTGTTGCCTCCCGCTCTGGGATTCCCTCGGCAATTCTGTCTTTGAGCTTCTTCCGTAGATTCTCGACCACTGTCTGATTGATTCCCTTGATTTTATCGAGCCGAGCGTTTAACATCGCTTGTATCGGCTCAGTGTCCCCTTCAAACTCTCCAAGGATCGAGGATCCGCCGCGCAGGACCGACTCTCTGATAAGATCAGACAGCAGCCTCCGCAATCGCTCATCGTCAAAGTCAGTATCAAGTTCGTCTATCTGCTGGTTGATGTAATCGGTGACGTCCTTGACGTTCTTCCCGGTTGTAAACCGTTTGAGCAGTTTCTGCTCAACATCTCTAAAATACTCACGTATCTGGGATGCTGCTTTGCTCATAAGCGGCATAACCGGAGCATTAAGATTCTTCCAAATCTCCGCCCGCTTCGATTCGACCAGGAGTTTAGACGCATTTTCTACTGGCCCTTCTTTCGGAAGCGCCTTGACCTCTGTCAGTAACTCTTGTTTGAGGTCACCTATCTCCTGTCTCATAAGCTCCATCATCCCCTGCTGTGGCTTCGGTTCGTCTCGCCATGGCTGCTCTTTAAATCCCAAGTTTAGTCGATCGTTGATCTCGTTCGCGGTAAAGCCGATATTAAACAGCTTCTCGGCAGCCTCAACCTTGTGCAAAACTTCATAATTGAGTGCATCAACCTGGTTCCAGTCGAAATGTCCCTCATACCCAAATCGATTAAGAAATTGCTGGTTCAGTTTCGTCTCGATCTGTGTCCCTAAAGGGATAATGGTTTTCTGCATAAACACCCTATCCTGCGTTAATGCAGTGGCGTAGTTGACATCCTCCATGATCGATAGCTGCGTCTTCGTCACGCCGAGCACCTGGAGGATTTCCTCTGTGGTCAATTTCAATGTCTCTAGGAACTCGATATCTTTTTGCGAGAATGACAGTGTTTTCGCAGTTAGCCCCCCGGTAAGCAGAAGTCCTTTGTGTGCTTTCTGTACACCCTTCCGTTGCTCGAAGAGTTGATGTTCCAACCGTTGCCGTTGCTGTTCATTTACGCGTGTCTCTTTATCCCCTTCCACGACAATTCCAGGAATCGCATTATTATCAAAGAAGTTATTATTGTACTGCCATGCCTTCCACTTGACCTCCGTTGTCTTGCTCACAGCCTCCAAAGGAGAGAGCCCCTCAAGATCGCTGTTCGGGTTGAAGTACCTGTCAAAGATCATCTCATCCAAAGTGGCCACAATTGTCCGCTTCCCTCGTCGTATCTGCCATCCGACATGATACTGGTTTCGGTCAAATAGCGGTTTGACCATATCTTTGGGAAAGGGCCACAGATTAAGCGGCACCCCGTTTCGGTCCGTCTCCGGGTCTAGATAGATGTAATGCTCACCTTTCCGGTCAAGCCCAACCACCCAGGACGTCCAGAAATCATATATCGAGTATCGCGGATTGATATTCTGGAACAGATCATACACCGGTCCGCGTTCTACCGGCTCGTCGCCCCCTTTCGGGTATATGTAAAACGGCACCATTGATAGTGTCCGTGCTTTCGCTGTAATCGCTGCGTACACTGTAGGCAGCTGGCTATAAGCATCCTGCAACTCGTCTTTCTTCGTCCATCCGGCTATTGCTGCAAGGGTCGGATCATTCAGGCTGTAGGTCTTCGTGATCTTATCCGCTATCTTATCTACCAGTCTGTCAATTATAGCCATGCTACCTCCAAATCCCTCGCGAGCCGCCTCTGTTCAACGCCATAACGTATCGCTGCTATCGCATGATCGTTATATCCTATCGGCTCGTCCAAAACATTCCCGTCCTTGTCCTCTTTCCACTTGTACTCTTGTATCTCTCGTGCTGTACTTGGACAGCGTTCCGAGTGTATATGTATCTTCACTCGTTTTAGAAAGTCTATCCCATGACGCACACTGTCTTTGCCTTTTTTCGCTGGCATCATATTAAACCCTGCCTGCTGAAACTCGCTTATCCTGTCCGGCTCTGCACTGTCTGCCGTCATTATCGTATCTCCGTCAATTACAATATTGCGTGCTGCATCGATCAGCTCCGTATTTGTAAGCCCCCTTGCATAGAGCTCGTCATGGACATACAGCTCGTCATCTTTCCAGCCCAGTAAAATAATGGCTGACGGATCGTTGTAACCAAAGTCAACGCCAACCGTTTGCTCGTCGTAATCATCCCATTCGTACCGAAACGACTCGATCACGTAATTGCTGAATACCAGATTTCCAAGCTCTCCCCATTCTCCTAAGCAGTAGACCGAATAGAAGTACGGATCGATATCTTTCAGCGCCTCGAGCTCCTGACGGTAGTCTGTATCCAAGAACCTATTGTCTTTGTGTGTCGTGTGTGTAACACGTACATTGCTCCGCGCCTGGTCAAAAAAATGTTCTTTCAGCCAATGCAGCCGAGAAATCGGATTAAATGAAAAAAGCATCCGCTTGGGATGCTCACCGCCTCTCATCCTCAAATTAAGTTGTTTATAGTCATCCTCCGTAATCTCGGAGGCTTCCTCCACCCAGATATCAGTAATGCCGAAGATCGATTTTATTTTCTCAACATCATCCAGGCCTTGTAAAATAATCTGCGATCCGTTCAAACACGTGAACGTGAACTCGCTCTTATTCTCCCTAAAATATGCTCCCAGTCCGTACTCTGCTATCAAGTGCCGGAATAGCGCATACATTGAAAACCGTAGAGTCTTTGCCACCTTCCGAACACACAGTATCTTCCGTCCAGGATCGCGCAATGCGGTAATAATTAGGACTTGAGCAATTGCATAACTCTTGCCGCTTCCAGCACCACCGTAGACAACTTCAAACCGCGGTCCGTACTGTTCCAGGTGGCGGTACGCATTATTGATCCTCACTCTCGTTTTCAACATACTCTATTTCTATGCCGATATCTCCGGTTATCTCCTGGTGCTCTGTCGGTTTCCCATCTATGCGGTCGTATATGTATTTAATGGCCTGTATATCACCATCCATTGCAAGCGCCCACAGCTCCCTGGCTAACTCCTCTTTGCGACTACGCTTTTTTACCTCTCCTGTCTTCTCATCGACATATTCTATGTCTCGCCTCTTCCCATGTTTCTCGAGAATGTCAGTCAGCGTTTTCCCTTTTTTGGGCCTCCCGGCTCTATTGATATTTTGAGGGTTATCTCCGAACCCGCCCTTTGCTCTGTTACCCATTGTTCACTTATTGATTTACTATGGACTCTATAAATTTAAAAAGCCCGTCCAGTCACGGGCCACAACTTCCCCCTTCATATATATATGTACGTATCTCCAATAGCTCTAAACATATTTACCCAATAACATGCTCAATCGGTGGTAATAAGCGTCTTTTGCGTGTTTGTCTTTCCTCTCCTGTCTCATGTATGCCTGCATTGCCATATCTGCTATATCGCAGAACGATTGTACATCGTAGATATCAGGAGCTGCACAGATCCACAACCACGATTCTTGAATGAGCTCTTCCTGAATGTGTTCTGTCTTGCTCATCCTCTCGGCCTGTCTCCGTATGTATTCCTGTAATTCTATATAATCATCGGAATACCGGAATGAAATAAACTGTTCTCCCGTAATAGCTCCCCTCCCACGGTTGTGCCGTCTTGTTTATTGCTCTACCTCTCTCATTTCAATTATCCTAGTGTTTTCTGAATTCGTCATCACGCCTCCTGTCTTTTCGGCAACATACTTTTTCTTACAAGCTCCCTCCCCGCTCGTTCCATGATGAGTCCCAATAGTTCACAATCCTGCATCCATTCTATCTCGGACTCGGAAACCTTTTGTTCCACATATCTATTGCGCCGTCGAATAGTAACGACAATGAAATTTTCAAAATATCTACTTCCCAGCTCATTCGAATAGTCAAAAGCTATTTCGGCGATTGCATTTTCCCTCATAAAATTAAACATCTCTTGTAATCCCACTTTAGCCATCATCACTCCTCCTTGCTTTTCTGTGCTAAACTGGCTATATGCCCCTTCACCTTCTCGATATACTCCAATGCCTCCTCGTCACTTATTTTAGGCTCTTCCAACTGTTTCAATCTATGGCGAGGCAGTTCACGGTATACCTTTTTTATCTCGTATATATCTGGTGGCACTTTATATTTGCTCTCTACCGTCTCAACTAGTTTGTCAAATAGCTCCTGTAAATACTCTTGTTTGACGTTGTTTTTCACCCAGTCAGCTACTATCCAACTTTTCCCTTTTCCATAACTTCCGAAATAGGCGATTATCTGTTCAAAAAAATCCCGATATGTCATACTCCCATCTCCTCTAACAGTTTCTCCACCTCATCCCCACGCCCCATTTCCTCCAAAATCCGTGGCCATATTCCCTTGCTATTTATCACTGAAGGTAGAAATGGCTGCTTTACCCAGAAATTATCCCCTTCTCGTTTTAATCGGTACAGCGTCTCGAATATCTGTTTGATAAACTCTTCCGGTGAATCCTTGTTGCGTGCACGCTGCCCTATCTGTTTGACGTGCTTACGCTCTTTGCCATAATCATATTGCTGTGAGGGATCGGTTAGCTGTGATAGGCAAGCGTCTTCAATGTTCTTTTCAAGATCGTCCCATTGTGGTTCATTGGCCGGCTTTGCCGGCAAATTCTTCTTCTCTTTACTTCTCTTCTCTTCTCTTCTCTTAACCGGTAGTTCCTCCTGAGTAGCTCCGGCATCACTCCTGCATGACTCCTGCATGTTTTCTTCTATTATACGGCCTTCCTCCGGCGCTGGTATGTTGCTAGGCTCTTCTCGATCTTTTCTAAGATTGGGTTGGTTTTTGTCAAATTCTGGAAACTGAATCCACAAGTCATCATTCGCTTCATACCATATGATTAAATCTTTGTTGTGCCATTCATGAATACATTCCCTTACCCTTTCTTCAGTAATGTGGGTTAATCTTGGGACTACCCATGCTTTCAAAATACAAGGGTCTCCTGGAACTCTCCCCTCTACGTCTAAATGCGCTATTGTCCATGTAAATAATAATCTTGATGTATCATCTGATAATGTATTTATTGCTTTATTCAAACTTATTTTTTTATTTAACATTCTTCCTCGTGCCAATTTCTTTACACCCCCAATCTTATTGATTTTTTAAAATCATTGATTCCATAAACTGAAATATTTTTGCAATGACTCGTGAGGGGTTTTTATATATTTCACTTCCAGAAAAATGTATTATTTCATATCCTGCGAGCTTTATTGCCCTATCTCTTTCTTTATCATAAGCAACCTGTTCTTTAGTTTTTTCATGAAAATCGTGTCCATCCATTTCTACACATTCTGTTATTATTTTTAAATATCGTTCCAAAAGTTTTTCATTCGCCTTTTCCCAATTGTTTTCTATCACGCTATAGCTCCCCTCCCTCTATGCATACGGTTTTAATTTTCTTATTAATTTTATCGTTTCTATTGGCAGCTCCAAATTCTGAGCCAGCTCATAATCAGTATCATTGCTATATATTATTACGTCAAAAAGCCTATGCCGAGCATCATGGAATCCGCAAAATCCACATGTCCCCCTATATCGTATAAGATTATTCAGTTTTCGCCACATCATCTCCCTTGTCTGCGGTTCATATCGCCCCGTGCTCATTTTCTCAATCCCCTCCCTCTACATATATTTATCAATGGCTTCTCTCGTCTCTTTTAATGCTTTTTGGGCCCCGTCATGATATCCGCGCAAATAAGCATCGCTCTCGCTACCTAAGTGCAGCATCCCGATAAAATACAGGGTCACACACACGACTCCTGGGATAATCAACAGTAACCACCACGGGCTCATGATTCTACCTCCACGTACTCGGCATGTAGCCGTATTTCTTATATTTTAGTAGCCCACCCGTATTTCTCTTTATAGATTTTCTCTGCCGTACCCATATCCCTTGCCACAACACAATGGGTCTGTCCAGCACCGTATGAAGTGATAATGTCATATACGTTCATCGCTTACCTCCTTCTTTACTTTTTCAAGATATTGCTTCGTGTCTGAAAAATTCCCTGCCAGGTCATCGATGTACTGAATCAGTTGCCAGATAAAGGTTTCCTGGCGTTCAATCTTTTTAAGTGCATCAAAATAAGCATTAAAAAAGACTACCGCTGTCTCATTTGCATCATCTTCGTCAATATCTTCTTTGCAGTATTTCTCATATGCTTTTCTAATTTCATTTTTCGTTGGTTTATCCATCGCGTTGCTCCTTGCTTAGGACTTGTTTCATAACATGGTATAATTCATTCCCTTCTGGGCAAGGGTCGTAATCTTCCACATACTGTATGGCCCATTTTATAGCCTCATCCTTGCGCTCTATCTCGGCTTCTAACTTAAACCAATATTCAACTGATTTGCCGAGAATGGTTTTGGGTGCATTATCAAAAGCCTCATATGGATCAATCGCTATGCTCAATATTTCTTCACGCAACTGTTCGATCTCGGCTTTGAGGGCAGCGATTTCTTTGTCTTTTTGTTTAATGATTTCATCTTTTCCGGTTTCAGATTGCCGTAACAGCTGTTCTTTCCGCCACCATGGCAGACTATTCCACATCACATCGTTTAATTCTTCTTGAGTTAATGTTTTATTTTCAACTTCCATACCACTCCTTCTCATCACGCTTGACAAACATACAAAACCTAATATGCTCATATGCATCACTGGGCGATTTGACTCGCTTAAATCTCACATTCCCGTCTTGTTTATACATGTAACGATCTCTCAGATACCCACAGCATAGTGCTCCCTCATCGGCATCGTGTGCTGAAAACGGGCAATCTTCGCATGTTTCGGGGCGTTTAATCGTGACCTGATCCAATAATTTCATCACTCTTCCTCATATTTATCTTTATTTGCCATCATTTTTTCATACATCTCTGATACAAGAAATGATTGCCTATCCGTTAAATTGAAGTAGTCTCGTCGTGTATCCATGCTTGTCCTTCCTAATAAACGCGTCAATGCATCAAATTCTTCTTTTGTGAATGTTAATATATATTTTGTATATATTTCCATTTCCATATCACTCCTCCTTCGGCGGTTCCGGTAACGGCATCCAATGTGTCGGTTCAATCATCAAACGTAATGCTGTGAAATCGTCCCAACTATCATATCCAATTACAAATGGGTCAGGAATCCACTGTGTTCCGTTAAAATACGCAGTAGAATAGAGATTAGAATCTTTGTTAGTCACTAAGACAACTTGTGGATACTCCGGTAATTTATCTTTAACACTAATCCATTCCATCATCACTCCTCCTCCGGTCGGCGTTCGACGGTGTAGCCGACGCTTTCATAAGCTGCAAAATAAATCTCATCTGATATCCATATAGTCGTTGAGGAGTTATACGCTCGTGCAATTGCCCATGGTGGCGGACCACCGAATTCATTCGGGATGTCCCAGATTGTTAGGGGGCGTGCATCGGCCTTTAGGTGCCCATGATAATACTCGTCTTCATCTCTTGTAACCGCAAAATACCCATCTCCCATGCAGTAGACTAATTGTTTGCGATCATCAATATATGTAGTTATTTCACACGGTGCACCGATGGGGATGTCATTAGTGTGTAAGGTCTCGCAACATTCCGCTTCAATATTATCCAAATCTGCAAGTATATTTGTTATTTCTAACGCCGACTCGTCGTTTACAGAACGTAAATGTTTTAATTCTTTTGATAATCGTCGCTTAATGTCTTTTATCTTTTCTTCTCTTGTCATCTTCTTACTCCTTTATAAAGATTTGCCAATATAGCCACCTAAATGGGCCAACTACTCCCGACGCATTGCAATAGATACAATTTTCCTCGGGGTAATAATAATAACCCCATACCGGGTCGGTTCCAACTGCCCTACCTTCACAACAAGGACATCGAAACGGATGTAACAATGTGCGGTCTATCGGGTATTTCATCTTTTTTAAAGAAATCATTTTCTCACTTCTTATAATGAATAATAATGTTCGAACGTATCGAAGGTCACCGGATACTCCGCATTGTGAAATATTTCCACTACCCCATATTTGTTTACCCGCACCTCAACCTGGCACGCTTCTCTGTCATCTGCCCTGCTTTTCGTGTTTGCCCAAATTGTCAGTATTTCTCCGGGGTAAATATTGATATCGTCTATATCTATTATCAGTTCTTTGTGTGGTGTTCTTGTCATCTCCTCTACTCCTTATAATCACATTCACAGTGTTCCGGACTTTCACCGCAACAGCAGCCCCTACGATACGTTCCGGTAAGAGGCATTTCACCACCAGGCTCAAACCAATCAAAATCTAGCATTGCTCTAAAACATTCCGGGTGTGATCGTGTCGTTGTGTTTTCGCCATAGGTGAACCAGGTCTTATAGCTCTCTCCGATCTCTATTTTTTCACCACACCAATCGCAGATATAACGTTTTTGAGCATGTTCTATGTGCCTAACAGGTGTTGTTTCCATCTTCTCCCTCCTTATAATCCGCATTGAGGCTGTGATATGCCGTGTCTTAATCCCGCCCGTCTTCCCTGCAATATCATATATTCTATCAGCCCCGTGCGGTAAAAATTATTTAGCGTTCAAATCGGCTGCCATGCGGTCGGCTTGTGCTTCAAGTTCGTCAGCTAACGCCATATGCCTTTCCGCATCCGCGCGAAGACGTTTGATTTGGGCCTGTATATGCCGTTTTTCTTCGTCTCGCATTGCCATCACCTCCTTGTTATTTAATCCGCATCGAGGCAGGCTAGCACGGTATGGATACCGTAGCCCTCGCCCTCCGACTACTACCCTCACCTGCCCCGTGCGGTTAATCATATTGTGCATCATCAGCATACTCGATAAATCTATCGAGCATACTTTGATTATTGTCGTATCCATCAATCAAAATATCCCACGCAAATTTTAGTGCTTTCCTATCATTTTTTATCGATAATTTTAAATCCTCAAGCTGCCGTACAATCCGTTGCGGGTTTTCCGGCCCCGCTGCTGTGTTCCAGAACACGCCCTCAGCATCGGCTTTGTTTATGTACTGAATTGCTGTATCAATAATTTCTGCTGGTGGTTTCATCTCAATCCTTCCTTAATTTGTTTAATCGTCTCCTCAGCCTCCCGCTTATCGGTGTGCTCATACGAGATCGTCACGACATAGAGTGGTATCTCTATCCCGGCTCGCTCGTAGTATTGCAGGTCAATGCTGTCAGGTTGTGGTAATCTCTCTTGTTCAAGTTGAGACAATTCTTGCCGGATTGTCTCAGTTGTCGTTTCCCGGCCAAGCCGTGTAAAATAGATAGTGCTCGCCACAAAAAACCCGGCACAGATGCAGAGGAAAATAATTAACGTTGCAAACAGTAATAGGTTTCTCACAGCTCCTCCACATACAGGATCGCGCCATTGTCACATTCGGCTATGCAGGGGTCCATGTAGGTTAATTTCAGCATAATGGTGTAGCTGTTATGTGGATTACCACCTGCAAGGCTCACGAGCCGCGCTTTCGGAATCTCCTGCATCGGATGTTCTCGTAAATATTGCAAACATTTTTCTTCAATGCTCATGCGAATAACTCCCCCTCTTTCATTTCAGCAAGAGTCAGCTCTAAATACTGTACAGTCTCCTCCCAGCCCACATATGTCTCCCGTTTTTCGTCCTCGACCTTTTCCCTGCAAAAAGAGACGATTATATCCTTTAGACAACGATCGCCCTGTTGCTCTTTCTGCCATGGCTCTACAGGATAGTCGGCAGGATATCTTCCGGGTATCTCGATAATTGAGTAGGGTGTCTGTACATAGCATTTTAGAGTCTCTCTCTCATCATCCCCGTGTTTCCCTCGGACAACGTAAGCACCAAGTAGTATTCCGGTCGAGTCATCAAATTGCCAATCTTTAACCACGCGCATGAAGCCTCCTAAAAAGCCCCGGACCAGTCTCCGGGGAAGACGTCCAGGCCTATTACTTAACCAGCAACGCTGGCATTATCCACTATCATTGTCTCTCCCTTGCGGGTCTTCTCTTCGATGATCTGTTCAACAAGATGACAATATTTATCTTTCCAGTAGGTTACCTCTTCCTCTAGCTCATGATTTCTCTCTTGTAATTCTTTCTTGCTCATAACTCCTCCAATTTTTTCTTGTAGTATCGTGCGATCTCTTCTATATCGTGCGTCTTATATTTTTTTATCGTGTTGCTTTCTCTTACCAGCTCTTCGTAGGCAGCAAGACCATAGCGCTGGATAAACCATGATGTGTACTGTTCCGGCTGGTGCTCGTGGAGAAGATTACATCCTCGACATTGACAGTGGCAATTAAGCTCTTTCCACCGCACTGAGTATTTCCCCCTGGTTATAAGATGCCCATTCGTCAATCGTTCCCGACTGCCACAGATAACACATTCTTTGTCTCGTGCCCGAATGTATTCACTCATGGCATCATCGGCCCTTTTAATTGCTTTCTGTCGTGCTGTTTTCTTTGACTTTACCGGCATAATAATCCTTGTACTCTATTTTGAGGTCCTCGATATCTATTCCGTTTTCTTCAAGTGTAGTGAGTGACATATCGATAAGATGTGCCATTTCTCGTGTAGTGTAATTTTTTGTCGATTTCCGAAAAAAGATTTTATCATGATACTCTACGAAATGACCGGGCCAACTCGGCGGCTCGAATTTATCATCATACTCCACCGCCACGCCGAAATTGATACACAGCTCGTGTTTTGCCCAGACCTGAGATAGTCCGAGCTCATCAGCGTATCTGTTCATAATGGCGTGGAAGTACCGAAACGCCCGATCACTTCTCGCTTCCTGCCATTTCTTAAAGGTGATCTCTACCGCATCACCTTCATTGAGTTGCTTTTTGAAATATTGCAACTTATCACCGTCTTCACTCGCAGGCTCAATTCCCTTGGATGTATAGTATGCTTTGACTGATATCATTTTGCCTTCTTCACCGCCTCATATAATTTCCTGCACAGCAGAAATACCTCTGTGTGTGCATCCCAGTTACCGATGGTCGCTTCCTCGAAGCCCTCTTCCTCGTCTCTACCAATTCTGAGTATCTTCACCTTCTCCACCGGGTAGCCGTTCTCCTCGAGGAGCATCCGGTAGGCTCCGGCTGTTTGATGTTTCATCTCAGGCCAAATCCCAGAACCTGACGTTTTGATGTCTATCAGTGTGAGCTCTCCGTCGACCTTGGCATACAGATCAACGGTCCCTCCATATCGGTGTGTCTCCGAGACAAGCTCGAGCTCAGAACCGATCCAGGTAATGTCTTTCCCGCGACACCATTCCCACCACTTGAGCATACAGTTGTCCGACTGTTCGACTACCCAGGGAGAATAGATCGAGAGATCCGGTTCCTCGTTTTTCACTTCACACTCAATCCTGTAATGAGCACATTTCCCTATGTCTGCCTTCTCATCGACATAGGAACGTATCTCTATTCCATTCAACCCAATTTTGTTCGCCCAATATTTTAATGCCGGTTTATCGAGCAAGCTGAGAATTGTAGTAGTCCCAGGAACACGTTTCCCGTCTTTCGCTTTGTAGACGGTGTGCTGTTTCGTTTTGTTTGTAGATTTTTCTTTAACCATGATTCCTCCTTAGAAAATATCCATCTGTTTGTCCAAGCCGATCTGCATTTGTCCTTCTTCCGGCCCCTGGAAAGCTTTGTCGGCCGTCTCGTCAAGGTCTTTCTGTTTGGCCTTTATGTTTTCCACCCTGTCTGTGATTCGCTTTTCCAACCGTTTCAACGCATCCATGTTTTTAACGGCTGCCTTAAGATCATTTTTCCAGGTCTTCCCCTCTTGCTTGCTTATTAATGTCTCATGGACAGCTTTATTTATCTGCTCGTTTATTTTGAGTCCATAGTCTGCGTTTTCCTGTGGGATTTCTTCTTCTTTCTGCTCCGGCTTTTCATCCACATTGGCATCGTTATCCTCATCGCTGGTCATGATTCCGGTGGCATCGCAAAATGCATACCGTTTTGCGTATGTCAGGGCCGATGCTACTTTCTGTGGTGCGCTCATGTACCCACCTTTATCTATTGGCACACCGAGACGACTAGTCTCAGTGTGCCCCTCTACATGGTGAAGATGACAGAAGGCTGTCACATTATCTTCGTCCTGCTCTGTCTTGATGGTGTATGAAAATCCATGATGTCGTAAAAGGTCTTTCACGTGTGCTACAATGACATCTAACGGTGCATAGGAATATCGCACCGTCTTTCCGTCTTTGTTCATCACTTTTTTCGTTTTGGGTATTTCTGGACACTCGGCCTGGAACTCAGAGAGCGATCGAAAGAATGCCTCTTTGGCCTGCTCTTCTTTTAACTCCCTGCGCATTGCCAAAAGCCGTTCCATGGTATCTATCGGTAGGCCTTTATCTATTGCCTGAGATATCAACGCTTCTGCGTTCACGTTGCGCGGCTCAATTTGTTTTTCCTCGGAGATGGTCTGTACTGCTTTCTCGTCACTCATACTTCCACCTCCTCGTATAGCTGGACCCTCTCTCTGTTTTGTTCATAAAACATTTCGAAAGGCCATCCGACTTCATATCTGAGATCGTCAACATCCTCGATGGTGACTCGCTCCTGTGCCTTCCTGTCTCCTGCTAAAGCCAGAAAACAGTCCCGAAAATTCTCAATAGACATTCTTTTTTGCCATATTGACTTTCTTTCGTGATACATAGTATCCTCCTCAGTAACACTTTCTTCCGGGTTCACGGCCCGTTTACCGGCCTCTCCGCTTGGAGAGGTCTTTTTCTTTTTCCTCTTCCCACCTGCGTCGAAGAACAACTCCATAATCTTTTTTCCCGCATTCATCACATTCAAGTATCTCACAACGCATGTGTTCCTTGTCTCCGTTGGTAACTTCCCCGCCTGCATAATAGTCGTAGCAATCTCGGCACACCGTGATCACTCGATCATCTTTTTTTGTAATTTCAACACCATCCATTTTTTCCTCCTATAAAATTGATTCACTAAACGGCATCGACACGGGATAGCACACAGCAAACCCCGGCCTCTTTTGCCGATGCCGTCAAGTCAATGACATTTCCTCAGCGCTTCCTGAAAAGTATATGAACGCTCAACGACTCCGTAACGGCCATCTTTCGCCTCAAACCCATATCCTTCCAGCAACACCCCGTTGTATCTCACCAGCGCATGGTGACTGCCTGGCTGTATCTTGTCAGACTTCACAATCACCAGCTCAGATGCCTCCCCGTTCTCCCAAAGGAAGTACATAAGCAGGATTGCAAGGTCTTCGCAGTCTCCTCTCCCTCTGTGATATGTTTCCTCCGGCATTCTCCAGTTATCCTCTTCTTCCGGCTCATAGCGGACGTTGAAACACATCCAGCTATAGATTTCCTGTAAATCTTCTCCCACCGGCTCATGTTCAAAAGTGGGATCAACAGGTTCCCCCGGTTCCAAAGAACATCCCAAAAGCAGAAGAAAAACGCCGAGGGTTAGGATGGAGGAGGGCATAACCATCCGCCCCCCCGGCAAAATCTTATTTAAAGAGGAGGATATAATGAAAAGGCTCACACTGCCCTCCTTTCAGATTTCAAGTTTTGCGTTGGCCGACACTGTTCCGGGGGAGAGCTCATTTTTGTTCAGCCTTTTCCTTGTCCAGCCCTTCGGTCTCATACCCTAGTTCTTCCAGCTTCTCTTCGAGCAGGAGAAGGACTTGCCGGGGAACAGTTCGATATTTTTCTTTTGCTATTTGGGATACGCTTTGGTGGGTTCCCTCACTCATTGTTACCCATACTTTCTTCATACACACTCCTTGACGTTTATGGGTTTTCATGGTAGAGAAAAATAATTAAAAAAGTTTTGCTAATGCTTGCCTTTAGAAATGCCGATAATCAGAAAAAAACCTGTAAGATGTGCGTGGAGACAGTGTATATATTATCGGAAGTTACAAATTTAAGTTCTCTCCACATCGTCATTTACGGCAATCCCTTCTCTCCCTTTTTATTCCGTCTACCATGTAAACTACTAGTATAATACCACGACTTTATATTCCTGTCAACAGAATTATTTAAAAAAATAAATATTTGATATTTTTCGGGGCTTGCAGTATACTATGTTGCAGAGGGAGGGAGATTTACACACGGAGGTGTGATCGTGCTTGAAAAGCAAGTTACTACCTTAGTGCCTAAAGACCTTCATGAAGCTATGCGAAAAGTGGCGGCAGTTGAACTGCGAAGCATGCAGCAGCAATGCTTGCATGTCTTTTACCGCATGGTTGAGGAATACGGATATGATATTCCGATTTCGTATGAAGATGGACAAAAATTGCGGAGGAAGGAAAAGCTTTTGAAGTCAAAAGGCATCATCCAAGATTAAAAAGTGATGCATGTAAAATTTGGAGAATGTATGAGAAAAATACTTGCCATATTGCTTTTGTTTCTTGTTTTTCTCAGTTGCGAATGGGACCTCTACGAAGAAGAAGAGGAAGAGGCAGTCAACGAGGTCATTATCGATGTATTGAGTTATAGTGATTTCTATAATGGCTCTATGATGGCTGTAAAATGCGATATTAAGAATAAAACCGAATACCACATTACAAAGATGCGTCCAACCTTCACCGTATATCAGAAATATGAAAATACATCATTTGAATCTAATCCCACGTTCGAAATATCAATAAAACCGGATGATATCAAACGTGATGTGTGGATTGTCCTTGATACCAGCCTAGACCGCTTTTACAGCAGTTGTACGGTAGATAAAGTCTTATACTGGGATAAAGATGAGAAGGAACACACATATAAACCATAACCGTATTGAGAGAACCTCCCTATTATGATACACTCACCTATGCCTGTTCACATATTTATCCGTCTAATGAGAACTGGCTCCACTACTCTTACTACACTATTAAGACATCACAGAGGCTGCACCGATCTCTATGTAAGAGACGTCAATCCGGCCACAGAGATTGTGATCGACCCTCATGTCATCGGCTACGGATTTCATAAAGATGTCGGGATAGAAGAGCCCAAGTACTTTACCGTCCTCCGTGATCCGGCAGACTGGCTTGTGAGTATGTACCACCTAGACTGTGCCCGGAGGAACCTCAATATCAAATTCCCGACCTGGTATAATACGGTAGGCAGGTCAACCACCTACCCATACAATATCTTTCGCAACCGCATGGCCTATTGGTATATGGAAAAATGTCGAGTAAAGACAGTCGAGGAGACAATAGCTGTCCTGCGCAAATTCTGGATGGTCGGTATTACTGAGGGACTGGATACTCTGATAGAAATATTCAAAAAGCATTTTCATCTATCCTGCGAAATAGAGAATCAGCGAGTTACTGGTGAGGTCACGGAAGTTGAAGGAGAAAAACTTTACATGCAACGCCGATTTACCCTGACCGATACATGGAGAGAGAAAATCTATGAAGAAAATCCTTCCGATGTAAAGCTCTACGAGGCTGCGAAACAGATTTGGGAGCGGCGAAAACGCAGGGAACAGGATAGAGTCTACATTGCCGATGCCCTCGGTGAAGATGGAATACAAGAGATCGCTGATAGTGCTGCCAAGAAATTTGTGGACAGTCTCAGAGATTCCACGTCTCGTCAATAATCTGCTGTATGGTGATGTCAGAAATTTTCAAGACATAAAAAAACCGGCCCGAAGGTCAATCTATTTTCTAGTTTGCTGGATTTTATCAAGTTGCTTATCGGTATAAATCGGATAGTTGCCTATCTTTTTTTCCGGTTTAATTTTAAGTTTATAAACAATTTGCCGGAAATTGTTATGAGTAATTCCTAATTTTTCCGCAGCCTCTTTCGATGTATATTCATTCATTCCCAGGCCTCCGAAAATTCTTCGTCGGCAAACAATTCGGCAAGGCCTGTAATCTGTTTGAGTCTCAGCACCTCATCTGCGTCCATACCGAGCTCTTTTGCAATGCGTTTATCACTCCAATTTCGACGTGAAAGTTCTACAACAATATCACTCATTGCCGATATTTGGTGTTTGCCCCTTGCTCTATTATGACGTATAGTAGCAGCTATCCTGTCATTTCTTCCAGTGTCTTTATTATTAATAATTACACACGGAAGGTGAGAGAACCCCAGTTCTTTTCCTACAAGATGACGGTGGAACCCGTCAATTACCTCGTACCCATATTCTACTTTCCATACAACTAGAGGTTGTGTGTATCCGTTTTGCTCAATAGAATGTTTTAATAATTTCATTTCCGGTGGCGCCACCTTATTAGGATTATAGTCATTTCCGTATATTTCATCGGTTGATATCCATTGAATATTACTTACCGGATGGTCTTTTGTCCAGATTAAATCATAATCCCCCATTTCCGCCTCCTGTTTTTCATTACTTTTTGGTATGCCTCATAATGTGCTGGTTTAGTTTGAGAGAATGACAAACCTTTGGCCCAATAATCATTACGCAATAGCATCTTTGCTATTCTTCTCCATGACGGTTTTTTCCGTTCGGCCTCCGATTGTCTGTCAGTTTCATCGGGGATACCATTAGGATAGCCCCTATCATGATACCATTTCAAAAACACAGCGATTTTGCTTTTATAGTGTTCTTTGATTTTATCCGGCATAGATTCGAGTAGCATCTCAGAAAACGATTTCCAAGTATGATTTTCCGGTTTTGTTATAACTATTTGTCCGCTACCATTCCCGGAATATTTAACAAACTCACTTCCGCTATTAGCACCATTAACACGAGCAACGATCTTACTCCATGTTTCCGGCTCTATTACATGGAAAAGCCACAACCCCTTTCTTTGGTCATCGCCATATGGTTGACAGATACGTTGTTGATGGATTGATAATCCGGCTTTATTCATCAGGTCATAAAGCTTGTTGTAGGGTTTGTAGTATTTGCCGTTGTAAATCCAAATATCACGAGTTCGCCAATCATAAATTGGATACGCGTTATATACTGCTCCATGCATCCAAGTAGTCCATTTTTTATCCATAAATGTTTGTTTGGTGTCACTTGTAACGGTTCCCCATCGGTGTAAGGATTCATCAGTTCTAATACCAACGAAACAAGCCGTAGGCTCGCCACCTGCATACCATTCCCCAAAAGCCGGGGTAAACTCTTCAAACTCCATATCTCGACGAAAAAACGGTAAATATTCTTGATCCGTAATGGCTATATCCGGTGGTTGACGTATCCATATATCCCTTTTGTCAGGATTCCAGCATTGCCATTTGGGTTGATATACAGAAACGGCATTGCGTAGCGCAATCGGCAGGCATATCCAATACCACTCGGTGTGAGATTTATATAGCTCGTACATTTCCATTATGTGATCTATAGTGAGCTTGTACTGACCTTCGAGGTCGACAAACAATACCCCGACAGTACGATCTCTTTTTATTGCCTCATCCATCACGAGATGAAGCATGACTGTACTATCTTTCCCGCCAGAGAAAGACACGTAAATGCGGTCAAAACAATCAAAGATATATTCAATTCTTTCCCTGGCTGCTGTTAAGACGTCAGTCCCAAGCGGTCGTTTAGCCATTGTTCCACCTCATTTTCTGTTATTCTTCTCATCTGATTATTCTCGACTCGACAGTAATAACGGTCTACCTTTTTCCATGAACTCGGCGATGAAATATCATATATTTTACCGTTTTCAAGATTAAAATAATCATATACTCCGCGACTACCCATGCTGTTCGCTTCGGTGTAATCACGGTTAGGTTTCAGAAAGGTACGAGCAAATTTATATTGCTCATGGAAACCAATCACTTCCGCGCACCATGCTTTACAAAACTTTCTTTTTCCGAAAACCATATTTCCCAGGCCAGGAAATACGGCATCGGCTTGAGCACGACCGAGATCAAAAGCATAATCCCGGTCGTCTCCTATACGTTCCAGTTTTATTTGTACCATCCGGGCACCTCTTGGCCGAAGGGGATATCATTATCAGCTCGAAGGGAGGGTACTACTGTTTCGAATATGGAAAAACTACCGTGATGTCCACCCCACATAAGACCCTTTTTGTAGGCTATTCCTGCTACCGGTTTTTGATGATTTAAATCTGACCCATAAGATATTATTGCTCTGTCTTTCTTTTGATTTCCCTTTATAGGGATATTGTGAATCTCGGCCCTTTGATCTTTAAATACTACAATCGCTTTCATGATTTTCTCCGCGTTAACAACTTATTTTTTATAGGGTTCACCTTGTGCTGCTCGCTCGATTTTCTCAACGTATTCTTCGTGTTCTGCTGCTATTTTCCGCCCTTCTTCCTGACGTCTAAGATAGTCGGCGTAATCCTGGTTATTTTCTGTCAGCTCTTTTCTTTCTGCTTCAATTGCTTGTTTAATCTGGTCATAACGATCTTGTAGCAATCCAAGCTTGCCGATCCTTCCAACAATGCCACGATTGTTAGGAGCTACACTGTCAATCTCAGATTGCCGTCCGACAACTCCCATGCTTTCGACTTCGGCTACAATTTCTGGAATTTCGATATATTTCCCGCTCTTGACCTGTCCGCCCCATCCATCGCTGTAAACTTCTTCGCTTGCTTTTATATCTACAGTGACCTTGATCTCTTTTCCTTGTTCTGCTTGCCATGTAATTTCTCTCATTTCCCTCTCCTTATCGTTAATATCTATTTAGATAATAACACTGCTGTTATTATCTGTCAAGAAAAAAAGAGAACCACATCGGAAATTTTTAAGGATTTTGCTTGACTGTACTTTGGAAATGTGTTATAAACTGTAGAGGCGGAACAATTTATAACGAACCTTTTATTGTCAAGGAGGTCAGCCCCACGGCTGGCCTTTTTTTATCTGCGATAGCGTACCATACCTTCCCTGTGTGATAAATTTCCCGTTACTTGTCGCTGTCTGTGGTGGATATTGACAATATCACCTATCTCCAGATTGACGAAAAGTTGTCAATAGTTGATGACTGAATACGTTTTGTCACATTATAAACCGGGAAAGGAGACGTCTCCCCTACGGCACGGGTTGCCAAGGTTCTAAGCTATCAAGGGCATATCCCTTGTCTGCATCCCGACCTCGATATAGTGACCTATATCCGGTTCCTACCGCCCCGGTATTGCAGGGGGAAGATTCGAACTTCCGGCTCCGGCTTATGAGACCGGCATCCTACCATTAGACCACCCTGCTATGGAGATGACGGGTTTCGAACCCGTGTCTTGCCTAACAGCTCAGTGAAATTTGAGCTATGTTAGGCAATCAAGCCGTACATCCCCTAACTGTTCCCTCGCCTTTCTTCGCTCACGCCGATTTATCTGCTTTTTGACGTATTTCCTGAGACCGGTGTTGTTATCATATACTTTGAGCGGTACTTTATAGATCGCATCGTATTCGGCGCCTGATTTTAGTTTTTCTCTATGTCCCATCATATAGTTTCCTCGATCATTCTTCTGGCTCATAAAATGATATAAACTCCGCCTTTACCCTGCTTACAAGATGCTCTCTTTTCCCCAGGACAATCTCGACTATCCAACCGCCTACATGTGCGTCGGTCGGTTTACGTGCCATATATGGTGTCTGGCTCTGGAAACACCCGGCCTGGAATACCTCGACATTTCTGTACCGTGGCATCCATTCTGCCTTGTGATAATGGCCGATAAAAAGCATGTCCGGTTTTTTCCCACCAGGGATTTGCTCGACTAATTTCTGCGATTTGTAACTTAATGCATAGCTCGTACCTCCGTCAGGATGATACAGGCCAACATTATAACTGTGTCCATCTTGTGATTTTAGCTCAACCCATGCCTGGTCTCTGCCTACATATTTCCATCCCAGCTCCTCGGCTATTTTCCCGCCTATTCCTAAATCCACCTGTTTGTCAAACGAGTAGTCGTGATTTCCTGTTATAAATATTTCCTGAATGTTCTTATCACTCGGGTATTTTTTTTGTAGCACCTCGATCTGTCGTCTCACACCATGAGCATAGACCTCAAATTCTTGACCGCGATACATTCCATGACCGTCGAGAATGTCACCCGGTATGAGCACAGTCTTGACCTTCTCTTTTTTCAGCAGCCGATAGAACTCTTCAAGAGCGTCGAATCTCTCATACAATGATCCTGCATGTATATCGCTTATCACAGCAAGCCTGATGGTGTTCCCCTTGTCTTTGACAGGGATAATGTAGTGACGTTCTTCCTGGAGCCGTGTAAGTGCCTCTCTGAGATTGTCCATCTCTTTTTTGACTGTATCGGGCACTGCCTCACGTGTGATTTCATCGAGTGTATACTCGCCATTTTCAGCCATCGAATTGCTCCAGGAATGCCTCTATCGTTTTCTCGTTTCCGTAGACGTTTTTATTCCCTTTGTGCTTGATTTTGTACTTATCCAAAGCCGGATGTGCTGTGTGACTCAGGATAGTGTCTTTTGAGCATCCGGTCTCCTGAGCCAGACGAGCCGTTGAATACAATTTCCCGTCCGGCATGTTCTCTACCACGTCTAGTATGCGTTTTAGCAATGGTGGCAAATCATCACCAGGATCATAGACCATATCATCAATTTCGAATTCCATAGTGCCTCCTAAAATATTTCTAAAGGATCAGTTATAAAAAACCATGCGGCTACACCGCCGATAACAGCTATTCCAATGCCGATACCCGTAGACATAAGACCGGTCTTAATCACTGCTGCCGTGTGTGCCCTTTCCAATTTCTTGAAGTATTCTGGCATTTTCTCTAAGGAGCTCTCCACTTGTTTCAAGCGAGTCTGTATGCTCTGTAACTGCGTCTCCAGCTTTGACAATCGTGTCAATTGTTTCTTGTAAGCTTCCTTGTAAATCTCGATATAGCTGTCTATCTGCTTCTTCCAGTCGTTCAATAGCTTTATGTTGCTGTTGGAGAGTTTTTCCAACATCGCTAATTGCTTTTTGTATTCCTGTAACTGCTGTTTTTGCTTCTCGTACTCCTTCAAGAGCCTTTGATTGTTCTTCTTTAAGCGCAGATAATTGTCGAGAGAAATTTCTAGAGGTCTGCCATTGTCCGAGAAAATAGGTGCCGAGCTGAAGACCAATAAAAACAATAATGCCAATAATGATGATTTTTTTAACATCCATCCTTACTCCCTTATCTCCGGTGGCGGGTAGCCTGCCCCGTGTTTTACGCCCATTACCTCATCCATCGCATTCTTGTAGTCTTGCCCTCCGAGTCTCTGGTAACAATCCCTACAGAGATATTGCCCTGCCACTAGTTTGACCATTGGCACTTTTTTGCCACATTCACTGCATCGTATTTCCCACATTGTTTCGCCCCTTATTTTTTTGGATTTGTACTCCGCCCCAGGTTTTAATGCCAAACAGTGCTGCAATCAGACCGGCCAAAGGGAAAAGCACATTCCCTACCTGTGCCGGGTCCTGAATAACTGCATACGCTGCGATGAAAAAGAACACGCCTGTACCAATGGCGCCGAGCGTTTTTTTTACTGACATAGTACCTCCAACTCTTCCGCGATCTCCTCTCGGAATTCCAGCCAGTCCGCCTCGTGCTCGACCATCCATTTCGGACAGAGCTTTCCGGTGACGTCGTAATGCCGGACTATATTTTCCTGTGGGTTGATGCCATATGAATAACACAGCGCAGCGCCGAGATAAACCGCTCTGTCCCAGACATGCCGTGATAGCGCACCAGTCCAGTCGTCATGGCACATCTCGATTCCTATGGTATTCCTGTTCCACCATGGCGCCCCTGCGTGCCATGCGACCTCACCCAAGGGAATAATTTGCACTATCCCCTTATCATCGATAATAAAATGAGCCGATGCATAATGGCCCTGCTCAAAGTACGCCCTCACCCCGTCTTTGCTCTGACCGGGATTACCGACATAGTGGTAGACGAGGCCCCACAGAGAGTCGAGCTTTATCCCTGGACGTGATTTTTCATTTGTAAGAATTAACTTTTTTTTCACTCGTAAATGATTGCGCATTCCTATTCCCCTACACCATCGTCGAATATACAGCTAGCCCCACGGCCATTGCTGCTATGATTAATGAGATAATAGATACAGTCCTCTCCGGCCTTTTCTCAATGTAGCGCTCGATCTTGACGATCCTGTCTGTGAGCCCATTTGAAACGACTCCCTTAAGCCTCTCTACCTCACCGAACGTCTTGATCAATAGCTCTTTGTTTGATAATTTTTCAAGCTCATTCTCTTGCATCCTGTGCCTCACTCTTTTCTCTCACATATTCCTGATATTCTCTAGGCATCGCCTTGCCCCCGGCTAGTGCCTGTATTGCCTGATCCTGCAACTCACGTATCTTTTCCGGTGTGTACTTCTTTCGGAACTCAGCTTCTTTACGCTCTTTCTCAGGGAGCATCTTCTCCTTCATCTCTGAGTAGTCAATGTCTTTCACTTCATCGAGTAGCGTTTCTAGCTCGGCTTCCGAGGGTTGCTTCTCAGGACAATTCCACTTCTCGATGTGTGCCCGGTGATGTACACTATGTAGCTCTATCTCGTCTGCTGTGGGATTTCTGCCGAGATAGTGCATAATAGCTTTTCTAAGGTCTTTCGCCGTCATTAATTTGCCCCCTTCGTTTTGTAGTCGAAAATTTTGAACGGGTTGACGCTTCCCGTCCCCCCGACAACATAAAAACTGTTCCCATCCGTCGCTATCCAAACTGTATTTCCTATAATATTAGTCCCGCCATCGGCATATTGTGACAGTACAGGAATATAATCTGTAGTATCACTGCTGTTTCTTTTTATATCGAGGCTAAGGGGCTTACCGGGATCAGTTATCCGTATATACACCAATATCGCCACCGTATTACTCGGCAGCTCACTCACGGTCACTGTGGTGCTATCGGCTATATCCGAGGTGTAGTCGAGTTCGTTGTCGGCTGTGAAGATGTGCTCGGTCTGTACTCGCTCGGTGTTGGCAACGTCACCGTCAGGGAACTTCGGCTGCTGCAAGAAATTGATCCGCCCTCCCGATTTCGCGACGAGGAACAGATCTGTCTCTATGTCCTGTGCTGCCCATGCGTAACCACTATTATAGTGGTCGATCGAGTCCGATGTACTGAGCAGGGTCGAGGGCATGATGAGGAGATCGTCGAGACGGTAGGCAGCTTCCGCAAACAGGAGTTTCAAGGAAAACCCATGCGTTAAGGCAGTATCGGCAGAGACGTCTTGTGCCGTCTGTGCTTGATCATTGGCTACCAGTTGCAGAGTATCTGCTGACGTATCGAAATGAATTGACCAATAGAACCATCCGGCAGAGCCAAGAGCATAGGAGCTGGTCTCCTGTACGTTAGCGCTGTTCCATTCT